CCCTTTACTGTAATGATATATCTTGGTACCGCCTTGTTTTGGAAGTAATCAATGTTATATTGAGCAGCAAGAGAATCTCCAACAAGTGAAGAAACAGCAGAAAGAATATCTGGAACACCGTAGAATGTATTCAGCGGTGAGTATTGTTTAAAATGCAAGATTTCATTTGGACGTGGATCTGCAGTAAGTGGGTTTATATTTGTTGCACCAAAGTTTCTAAAATATACTAACTTCTGCCCAATAATTTGCACAAAGCCATCACGCAAACGACGAACACGAACTGTGGTTGCTGGAATATGTCCAACATATCCAATTTCTCCAGTTACTGTACGGCCAATTTCAAGGAATCCATTTCCTGTAGCCTGAACATCTGTATAAAACTTTTCCATTGTTTGTTGGAATGTATCTTCATCATTCAATGATTCTAGCCAGTCACGTACTTCTAATTTCATACGCTCTACACGACGACGAGCACGATCAACAGCATCGTCATCATCATTCATTTCAAAACGCAACATTGTGCGATCTGTTAAATCAAATTTATATCCAAGACCAACAACATTTTCTACCTTTGCATCAATAGCAGCATGATTAGCAAAAGATGTATCATAATAACTTGCTAGTTCATAAAGGTTGTATGGTGGTGTAATAACATCAAATAGACCATAGCCGTTTTGATATACCGTTCCAGGATTAATCTGTTTTGACTGTGCGCCCTCTTTGCCAGAAGCAAAAGCATTTGCATCATTTAGGTATTGTGGAGTTGGATTAATTGCTGGGTAACGTGGATTATAACTATCTAATGGCAAACTGTACTTAGCCATATTTCTAGTTGTTCTACGCTTAAAGTTTGTGTCCATTCCAGACAAGTCTTTTAGTTGATCCCATGACTTTAAGAATGGGTCACTCTCTAAAAACTGATTGTTGTCTATATCTTCAGTATTTAGACTTGCTTGAATATATTCAAATTCTCTATCCATTTTCGTATATATCTCTTCCGTATGTATTTAATGTTTTTTGTGCAGCATCAATAGCACCAAGATCATTAAGAGAAGGAATAAGTCCTTGCTTAAATCTATCTAGTTGCTCACTATGCTCTTCTTCTGTAATTCTGGTTAGGCCTGCTACAAATACCGCTTCTCCATCACCCTCGTCACCATAATATTTGGCTGTTTGCTTCAATTTTGCAATCTGACCAATGTCGCCACGAAGCGAAGGAATGTTCAAAACACTTCCCTGTCCATCCGTAAACCATTTACCATCAGCCTTTTTATAAACATAAAGACCCCAATTATAGTCTTTCTCAATGACTTTACGACGAACATTTCCTACAATAGGTTTACCAGTTTTTTGGTTGATCAATGGATTATTTTTAGAACTCATACCATAAGTATAGCAGATTATACTGGTGTTGCGACATTGGTTGACCAAATTACCTGCGAATATACGCTTAAGTTGTTCGGTTCAATACTAAGACCTTCATCATCATCAATAATAATCTTATTTGTTCCTATATATGTCTTATAAACGTCTGAGGGGTCTACACCATAAAGTTCTGATGAAGAAATAATAAGAACACCTTCCCATGTAAAACTATTTAACCAGTAATCCCAGTCGAAGTTTGTTAAACCGTCTGACTCAACCCTGAGCCATGGCCTTGTAAGACTACTTTGAACCTGTTGTAGATTATTTGCCTGGTAGTAGGAAATATTATTAAATACCACAGGCCCATTAAGATTAATACCACCAAGATATAGATCAAAGTTAAGGGATGTAGAAAACGCTATACCTAGAACTCCCCACTCCTTTATCGTCATTACTGGCTCTCTTACAAGACTTCCATTCCAGTAGTAAGCAAGGCCATTAAATGTGGCTCCAGTTGCAACACTCTTAGCAAATATCTTTGCTCTAGCACCATCTGGATCTAATGCTTCCATAAAGAATTTGACTGTATCGCCTTTATATTCAATTTCAAAAAGTTCTGTTTCTACAAGTGGGAACTTGTCAAGATCTGACCTCATCCATACCTGCATTGCGCTTACACGATAATTATCCGAAAGTGTTCTATTAATAGGGATTGCAATTCCACGACTTTTTAGTGGGTCATACTGTCCACGAATTTCTATGCCTGATGTTCTATTCAAATAAAGATATGGGGTGCTTCCTTTATAAATGCTAAAGGGGTTCTTAGATTTATAATCATAGTATAGTCCAGCACGAGTATATGGAAATAAGTCTACTCCAAATCTTGTACCAACAGGATTGAATGAATTATCATTAAATGCTTGAGAAGCAAGTTCAAGTCTACGAAGTGTAATAGGTTTTGTTAGAATGCCACGAATATTAAATTCTAGATGATAGACAATTGCTAATTCATTAAAGTCAACAGACTTATTTGGATAAACCAGCGTATTATCAACTACCTCAAACTTTGTAACATCCCAGTTTGTATAATCTGCTATGTCAATAATGGAGCCTTCTTTTGGTGGCTCTATGTGAGTAAATGCAGACTGAGGAGAGTTTGCTCCTTCTGTAATATACTGAAATGTGAGATAACTTCTAATAGATGCTTCTGATGTATCATATTCATAGAATTTAATTGATCTAGATTCCATGTCTTCATAGTTATTCCAGCCAGTAAATAGGTAGTTGTCTAGGCTTTCATATGTACGCTGAACTGGGTGACCATACTCTTGAAATAAATCATTATATGTCCAAGAAGATGTTTCTTCTCCTTCTAGTAACTTAGATGGTTTTGGATATCCTATATTAAACTGAATAAAGTCTAAATCATAATAAGATCCGCCATCTTCATTTGTAACAAATTGTCCAAAATAAGATAGTGGTAAATAATCTTCCCAATACCCTGAAACTCCAATATCTAGATAGTATGTGTCATATGCCTCTGTAGGAAGCAATGTATAACTTGCCGTATGTGCGAGTAGGGCTATAGCATTTTCTGATTCTGCAGATCCTGTTGCCAAATAACTATCAAGAATAGCAGTTCCATTTGTTTCAAAATGACTCTCAATCTCAGAAGCATTATAAGATGTTGAAAGACCTACAGAATAAATCTTTCCAGTGAACTGATAGTTACCTGTTTCATCTCCACCAACATACATCTTTAGTCCATTTTGATTACCAAAAAATGCAGCAACGTTACCACCAAAGTAACTAGACAAGGCTTGTATTTGAATACCAGCAGCATACTTTTCATCTTCTACAATTATGTCTGTTGTATAAATTTCTTCTTCTACCCCATTGAATGTAAGGTAGTAATGAATTTCATCTAAGTCTTTTCTTATGCTAAAAGAGTTTCCTGTCAATGGATTATAAATCTTAAATAGAGTTTCTTCTGTCAAAAGATCGTCAGATGAAAAGACTCCATAGATGCTGTGAATTCCATCATTAATAATATTAAATCTAGGGAAATTAAAATATGACTGAACTGATACCCAGGATGTGTTAGGTCTAAAGGTTATGAATGTATCATCATTTGGATCTTGAATAGCCTGATTATCATCATATAGTTCTTGTAATGTTTTTATGCCAGTATTGATTTCTGGCAAAGAATAGTTTGGTGTTGTTACTGAGGTTTCTGTTGTTACAAGATTATCAAATGTTCCCTGGTCCCATCTTGCAAAATCTGGGTAGTTATAATTAGCCGTATAGTCTGCAAATGGATAATCTATGAATGCCTGCGTTCCTCCATAAGCAGAGTTAATTGCTTCTGGAGATAGAACTCCTTGTCCATAAACCCAACGGCGTTTTGCAACATTTACTGCAACTGAATATGGATAAATTGCAATACAGTCTAACTCAATTGGGCTTACTTCGTCATACGCATAGAAGCCTAGCCAATCTTGATCATCTCCAAGATTATCTACAATATCTGGTAGGTTTAATGTATCTGTATTGATGCTTAATGTAATTACTTCTTCACCATTTATAAGTACCGTCGCATTATTTCTAATAATACGAACGTGAATAAGCATTGGTCTAAACCATTCACCAACAAAGTGAGAAGCAAATTTTTCACCAATGACTAAAGTTAAAAATCCACCTTCAATATATAAACCATCAGTAGATGCTATTGGTCCAAAAACTCTTTTAGGTGCAAATGTACTTGAGTTTGCTCTCATCCAAAACTCAACAGTATATTCTTTAAACTGTCCTGCTTTATTTAAAAATCCTTGTCCAGGAACAATGAGTGATGGCTCTCCACCGTTTTCTCTAAGTCTTGTAATATTTGATGCACCATATACCATTGGTAGCGCAGTATTGCGAGCCTTAAGACTGTTGTCTGAAATTAAATAGTATCCAACATCTCCACCTAAACCATATGGGTCTGCAGGAATACATTCTAGAGTTGTAAGAGGAATACTAGATGGCAATAAAATTGGGGTAACGCCAAGAGATGTTGTATTAAAATCTTCTGACCATTGTCCAAGGGTAAGCCCATTAACATAAAATACATAGTCAGAAGTTACTCCACCTTGATCATATGTAAACTCCATTACCATTCTTAATTCTGTAT